GGCGAAGGATGTTACCAAGTATGGTCCCAAAGCCATCAAGGATATATTTGAGTACACCAGAAATGGGAAGGCTGATACTGAAGGCACTAGACTTGTTCAGGAATTCTCTCAGTCAGGTGGTCGAATAGAATTTTATGGGTTCAAGAATGCAAGGGCTGTTGAGAGGAAAGTTAATAGTTATGTGAGCATGGGGACCGCTTCTGGATTAAAGAGGGGCGGCTCTTGGTTCTTAGAATATGTAAGTGATCTGAACTCTTCCTTGGAAAATATGTGGAGGCTTGGTTCCTATAAAGTTGCAAAGGAATACATGATAGAGAATGGAGTGCCTGAGAGTGAGGCTATACAGGAAGCAGCAGACCTTGCTAGAAATCTCACGGTTAACTTTACTCAGAGGGGTGAACTCACTCCCATTTTTAATGCTGTTTATCTGTTCTTTAATGCGGCGACGGCTGGCTCTGTCCGTACTCTCATGTCCTACAACAGGTCAAGTATGTTCCGCAAGTTTATGCATCGTTACTTCTTGGCTGCGCTCCCCGTAGTTTATGTAGCGTATATGTTAGGGGGTGAGGATGATGAGGGAAGAAATAAATATGCACAGATTCCCATGAATCAGAGACATAGGCAAATGCACCTTCCCGTTCCCGGTGCTGATGCATTCGCTAAGATTCCTTTAGGTTATGGTATTAATATGCCTTTCGTTCTAGCCGACACTATAATGGCTTTAGGATTTAAGCAGATTAATTTTATGGAAGCGGCTTGGCATATGATGGGGGCTTCAATTGAGTCTTTTGTTCCTGTCAGTTGGCAGAATAGTGATAGATTTACCGTGTCTCTTATGAAAAATATTTCTCCCACCATTTTTGATCCTATTGTGGATATCGCTGCTAATGAGAATTGGACTGGCAATCCTATTTATAAGGTTCCCTTCCCCGGTTCTTATGCTGAACCGCCTCCTTATAGAACTTGGTCTACTACTACTGAACCGTCTAAGTTTATTGCTGAGTGGATGAACCGACTCACAGGTGGATCAAAATATGAGAAGGGACTTATCAGTATGAACCCTACTATAATCGATTACATGTATGACTTCGCTCTTGGAAGCGCAGGGCGTTTCATTAAGAAGGGTGCAAAAATTCCCATAGATTTCATGGTTCATGGAAAGGTAGTTCCTCGCCATGATATTACAGGTAAGATTGCATGGAATGACATTCCCCTAGCGAGACGATTCATTTCTGATCCCTCTCTTAGTGCTAAGTGGGATGTCAATGATAAGTACAATGCCTATCGAGGTGAGATAGAGAATGCCCACTTCTTTATGGAGGGTATATATAAAGACTTTGGCCCTACCAGTGAAGAGTGGAGGGGGTTCAAGAAGTCAGATCACTATGATTTGGCCAGAATGGACCCTTATAAAAAGTTAATCTCTGGCGAGATTACTAAGTTGTTTAAGTTAAGAGCCAAGATCAGAGGCAACAGGCTGATGAGTGATGACACTAAGAGATTGCGCTTGATTGATGTGGACAGACGCATCCAAAAGTTGAAGACAATCTTTGTAAAGAGGTTTGAAGATGTGCTAGATCGAGGGGTTAGATTCCCATTTCAGAAGGAAGCCGCGTGAAAAAGTTTGAGAATAGAAAGACGCGGCATCCAAAACTTGTAACCGTAGAGTGGCGTGATATTCTAGGCACCTCTGGATGGGAGAAACCTTCTGAGGTAAACCCCCCACTCTTTTGGACAACTGGCTATCTAATTCATAAATGCGATCAGATTATTAAAGTGGCTCACACTAAAGATGAGGACGGAGAGTGGACTGGCATCACAGCGTTTCCGACTGGATGCGTCAAGCGCATTAAGAATAATCCCTCATAATTTTACGCAGGGTTATGGTCCTTACCCCGTCGTAATATCCCTCTCCATCTAGTTCCTCCAACATAACAATGCCTCTCCACCATTGGTGCTCTGTGTCTCGACACCAACTCTCTGAGTATTCAGGGTGAGAGAAGCATCCCGCCGATAACCCAAAGATTTTCTGCCCATCAGGGCGCGTGTGCTCTGCATGATTGTATAGATGTGAATGACCTTGAACGGCGGAGCAGTGGAGTTTAGTAATGAGTGTATGTCCAATGTGGATACTAGAGATAGGTCTTCCAGAGACCCCGGTGGTAAAGTAGTGCGAGAAGGTTATTCCTTCTATCGTCACGTTCTTTTTAAAGGGGTTAATCTCCCACCCAAACCCCTCGTACTGGAGGTCACTGATTCCTATTGTTCCATCTAATTCTGCCTGTGAATTGATGGCTCTAGTAATTCTATCCTCATGATTACCTATACACATTACTAGGCGTGGTCTATACTGCTTCTTGCCGTTCCTTTTTTTTCTAGCGTTGTGTTTAGTCATCGCCTCGAACAATAGTTCTTGGGCGTTGATCGTCGCCGCTACATCCTTCTTGTATCTCCTCCCCTCAAATCCCTTTGTCCCTCTATCGTAAGAGGACAGAGACGGCAGATCAGCCAAATCCCCCAAGCAAACTACACACTCAGGTTGCTCCTCCATGAGTAGCCGACCTGCCGCCCTGAACCTTTCATTGCTATAATCTGGATGTGCATGTGGATCAGGTATGATCATAAGTTTCATCGTCACCCACCTCCTCTATGTCTTGACTACCGCATTCATCACACATTATTGGTTCGGCCTCATAGAATATATGACCGCAGTCATTACATACCCATCTCCCTTCTTCTGGAATCATGGTAATTTCTTCATATCAGATAATTTATAGTGTACCATAGGCTCTTGGTCTGCGCTGTCATTCCGGTCCATTCTTCCTCCCCATCCAATGTAATGTGGGGTTTCTGTTAAACGAACCTTGTATGGAACCTGTGCAATTTCTACCAAGGCGTAAGCCTCTATTCCTAAACTCTCATATTGTTTAGCCTTCAGAAGTTTTAATAAAGAAACAAACCAAGTCTCATATGCCGTGGTTCTCCTCTTAACTTCCCAGACTTGTGCCATACTTCCATCCTTTACTAGAAAATCAAAGCCATAAGATACTGGAAGTTTTTTTGCTTTGCTGGATACAAATTTATTTATTAGGTGGCGCTCTATGTTTCGGTCTTGCTCTGACTCATATTGAACTCTCATAAGATATCACACTTATCCCCGGAACATGCTAGTTCCTGACTGCTGGTTGTGTTGTCTTCATTTTCGACGATTGAATCCCAATCGATCTTTGAAACCTTTTTGATCTTTGAGAACTCTTCCTTAGTAATTTCTTCATAAGGAGTTACCTGATACGAGTGACTGTCATCTGCTTTGGGCATGAAACTAACTCCACTCAGTATGTCAAAGTTATTGTAACACCATGCTCCTACATCCATCCATTCGTTTTCAGCAATAGACACTGTAACACTTGGCTTGTGTTCACACCAGTGCAGCGCAAATCTTTTCCAGATTTCAAGATGTTCTATTGCCGATACGTCATTCCTAGTTATGGATTTAGAAGGAGCGCCCATAGGGAAGGAGAATACAATAGACTCATTAACATAAGGGTCATCCACAAACGGAACTCCTGCGTCAATGAGTGCCTGATTGAGCGGGTCTTTCCGATCTTGTCTCACCCTCCGGATGTACCAACGTGAGTACGAGGGATGCAAGCCTGACCCCGCAACCGCAGTGAGTTGGGACACGGTGCCTGACGGCTTGATGCAGGTGATGGCCGTTGATTGATTGATGCCCAGTTCCTTAGCCCACTTCTCGTTTGTCTTGATGGCTACGTCTCTCCACTTCTCTAACTGTGCAGGCGAAGCGTTGATTACTGCAGGGCAATCGAATACACCTGTCATGCTGACGCCAAGCAATCTTTCTTCTTCTGCGTTTTTCTGCCAGACGGGTCTGACGTATCGAAAATCGGTAAGCAGCGACTGGATGGTCCCCAGAATAGTGGCATATTCTACCTTTCGCTCTATGTCTTTTGGGGAGTCGTGCGGTCTAACCACACATTCTGTAAGGTTGCAGCAACCAGCGCTTCGTAAATTTATTTCGCAACAGGGATTAGTTCCGAATTCGTAGTCGTGATCTCTCCTCTCTGGCATTAACTTCTTAACAGCCTCTCGATTAAAGATACCCCTCTCTCCGCTGCGGGACTCATAGAGCGCAAGCCATTCACGCATAAAGATTCCTATATCAGGTTTCTCTGTGTAGCATACGCTGTTGTTAGCCATTGACCTTTGTTTGTTTTCAAGGTCCCACTGTCCTGACTTGGCGAATCTCATACGCTCGTCTATAAGCTTGCTCAGGCTTATTTCTGCTGACCTGCGCACCCCACCTACCACTACGCTCTCTCCGTTCCAGCACATCAGATCATGGCACTCTATACTGTTAAGTTTTCTGCCTGCTGCGCCCCGAAATGTAGAAACATAATGATTAAACAGCCTCTCCAGAGGCTCTGGTCCGGATGCTCTTCCCCCAAAAGTTTTTAGTCTGGCACCCGCCGGTCTTATTCTGGACAAGTCCCACTTGGGAACCATCCCCTGATACAGGAGACTCACCAGTTCTTTGACGGCCTTTGCCCATCCTATTTTGCTGTCTGCAACTACGATAGTAGTATCTGTATCATGAAACTCTTCAGCAATTTCTGGTAACTTGTTAATGCACTGCCGTTCCACGCTGAACCCTATCCCGGTCCCGCACAGTAGAACGTACAGGGATTCATCGAACGCCCTTACATGATCTATTGCAAGGTAAGCACAGTTGTACCCCGCCATGTTGTCTCTGCTCAATGCTCCGCTGCCAGTCTCAGGGTCAGCAGTCATTCAGGCTCTCATGGACGGCATGACTTCCATATCAAGGATTGCCTGCCGTAGGTACGAAGGGAAGTTACCGCTTATGTCCCCCATGTAGTCGCAGTAGCGATTCACGGTTTCTTCCCATGTCTCTCTGCGCCCTTCTGAATCTAGGTATCTTGCATATCGGCTCTTGTGTATAAATTTTTGGTATTCAGAAATCATTCCTCTCTTCCTATTATTTTTTCTTTTTGGGTTACCATTATTCGGTGCTTTGCATGTTTCACGTTTCTGAACTTCTCTTTTAATCTTTGTTCATTAGACCACTTAGCGAATTCATCTAGCGTCATTGCGGTGTGCTTCTTGAACCACTCTTCCCACTGGATGCCCTC